GATTTACCAGCAGATACGGATAATTGCGGATATTATCCTCGGCCCACATCATCTGATGACCAACGACCTGCTCTGGAAGGAGGATCGGCTTTTCAACGGATGAAAGCGCACTGATCTCACCCAGCTTTGAAAGCTGCATATTCTTCAGGCGCTGCGGATCTTTGGCTAGGCGAACATGGCCCATGCAACGTTCAACGTTATCGACGAACCAACGCTTGCCGTAATAGGGAACGATCGGAATGTTCTTGCCAGCGATGTAACCCTGATCTTCAAGGATGCCGCCGCCGCTCATGATGTATTTGTGGACGCGCCGACGCTTTACCCGCTTCTGGCGAACCTCGATGGTGCCAACAGCCAAGAGCGTTTCTTCAAGCGTTTCGTCTGCGTCAAAGTCTGCCTGCGTGTAGCGTTCTTCCTCGCCAGTGATGGTCTGGAATATGCGGATTGTCTCGCGCACTTCTTCAACGCGGTAATATTCCGCAACGAACACAACGTCGGGCGAATCCCAATCGAATTCGTATTGCTGGATCTCTTTCGGCCATGTTGTCGGATCGTCATTCCATTCGGCCATGTAGGCTTCGCGGGTCATGGAAAAGAGGACGAAGCAGTATTTAGCGTCCGACTTGTCCTGGCGCTTTGCGTCTAGATCGAAGAATACACTGCTGTCAGCGTCATAGATCGGTTCGAAGCGGATGCGCTGCTTTTCATTCTCATCGTCTTCATCGTCTTCGTAAACGGTGCGCAGACGCCATGCACCAAAGCCTCCGCCAACACCTTCCTCGAAAGCATTGTCGAAAGCTTCATCTGCAACGCTGTCCTGTTCGTCAGCGCGATAGAGGCCGTTGCAAGTCTCAGCCAGCTTGTCGTTGTTGCTTCCGTCCTTGGATACGAAGTCAACGCCGATGCGGTTGTTGCGGTATTCGTTGATGATACGAATGACGCTCAGGTGAACCTTGTTTACCTCAAAGCGCGGCTTGTTCTCGAACTGCTCACCGATGGGGCCTTCCCATTGTGCGCCAGCGAGTGAATAGAAACGGCGGTCTTGAAGGCACTGAAGCCTTTCGTCCTGCATGGAAGACTGGCAACGATCAAACTCAGTCAATGCAGCCTGATGCACATTGCCGAGCCGTTGTTCTCTAGTCAGTCGAGCCATTTACCACCTGTTCACCGTTGCTAGAGGTTGGACTTCGACAGCCTTTTTAGGTGCTGCTCTCCGACTAGCCTCGCACGCATAACGCAGCGCGTCTATCAAGTGATTATCACGATCTGCAAGAACTGGCAATACTGCGCCTGTCAGCGGGTCGGTCTTGTAGCTGTAGCAGGATAGCTCATCAATCGTGTGCTTGCAGCGAGGATGCACCACAATGTCGTGCGACTTGAGCCATTCGATCCCTTCTTCAACAGACTTCGGGCCTTTGATCGCTGGCATAATCTTCGGGAAGCCGTGGCGCTGCATGTGGCTGATCGTCTCAGGCCGTGCGCTGTCAGCAACGATGGGCCATTTCTCGGACTCTGGCACGGTCAGGAATAGATCAGGCGTGTCCATGATCTCACAGCCCACCCGATAGGCTTCGTGATCGACATAGATCGTGCGTCCGATAACGTGACAGCGGATCAAGACGGTTGGGTCTGAAGCGAAGCCCCAGTCAGCGCCGAAGCGGTGCGTTGCGTCTTCAGGTGTGTCGAATTCCTCGATGCTCCAATTGCGGAACACCCGTGCCTCGCTGTTGCTGAGATAGCTGCCGAGCCAGACATGCTTGTATTTGTCAGGATCGCGGCTTCGATCATATTCCATTTCCGCTTTGAGAACGTCAGGGAACCACGGATTGTCCCGATAGTTCACTTCACGGACGATAGCGTCAGGCGGCGGATTGGGTCCACGCAGAAGCGAATCCACTGGGTCGCTGGCTTGATTGGGGTTCCAAGTGAACCATAGTTCCGATCCGGGCATTCGGATTGTCGGCCTCAACAAATCCAAGCTGCGCTGGCTAAGGCTTTGCGCTTCTTCGACCCAAGCACACGAATAGGATTCCAAGCTTTTGATGCTGTCAGCGGTGTGGTTCTGAAGGCCCTGAAATATAATCAACCCATCGCCGTGCTTAGATTTGATCTGTGCCTCTTGGATCTCAAAATAAGATTGAACGCCAAACTGCTCAATCTTCATTTCCAACAATCGCTTGACCGACTGCGATAGCGACTTCTGAATTTCACGGACGCAGACGGATCGACGATTTTGATCCATAACGTGCGCTTCGATCATAGCTTCAGCGAACGTGTGTGATTTTGACGAACCACGTCCGCCGTACGCTCCCTTGTAACGAGCCGGTTGCAGAAACGGTTTAAACCATCGCGGAGTTTTAATCCTTAACGTTGTCATCAATCACTTCACGCAGGATGTGATGCACCATATCGCCATTGACGTTTAGCTTTGATGGAGCGTCGAGACCGATCATTGCGTTGATGGCTTTTACAGCGTTCACCTTGTCGCTTGGCTTGGCGTCCTGGTCTATGCCTTTGGCTATCGTGGAGAGAACATCTAGACTGTCTGCCATAGTCCAAACAACACGTTCAGCGATTGCGGCTTTGAGTTCAGCAACCCTTCCCGATATATTCCCGTCAGCCATTAGCTCACAAGCACGCTTATATGTGGTTTCAGGCTTGGTCGTTGGCTTCACATCAAAAGCTGCTCGATAAGCGTCAGCTTGGCTTTTGCCTTGTGCGACTTCTTGAGCAAATCGCTCTTGTTTAGGTGTCAATGCCATTGTCTCAGCTTCCGTCTTTCGGTCTGGTGGCTTGTTAATACATGATTGCTTGTCGGATGGGAAGGGTCTGCTTATGCAGCCTCTCCACACCACGTCCCACATTCCGCATCCATTTCCAGATCATCGTCAAACGCGCCTAGAAATAAATCAGGTGAACGCTGCACTGCGGCCTGCAATTCGGTGTAGGTGTATTCTTTCCGAAACTGGCCTGCGCCTTTCTTGGCAAGCTGATCCATTCTGTTTTCCTGCTCAATCCACCAGTTCAACGTGCTGGGGCGTTCGCGTTCAATCTCCCACAGTTTTGGCCGCGCCTTTAGAAAGCAGGCATCGCAATTGCCTTCGAACGGCAAAAGCTGAAGGTCAAAGTCTTGGGCATTCCAGAAGGATCGAACATCGCGGTTCGTCACACCTGCGTCGGCTAATGGCAGCGCATTCGTCCAAAGTTCTTTCTTATCGCTGACACGCGCCCTTGCAACTCTGTGCGGCTCATCTGCTCGTAGACCGATTACGTTTGTCCAATGCTCCCACCCCAACGACTGAGCGAAGAATTTCATCGTGCGGATTTTCAGTTCAATCGTGCAATAGCGCGTCACTGGATTTGGCAGGAATTTCTTTTCAGCGATCAGATCGGCAAACGGCTCCCCATTGCGGCTGGCACTGTTGAACCCAACCTCTTCGAAACGATCTTCTATCGGGCCTTTACGTGCTTTCCATTCTAGCCAGCGGATTGGAACACCCCAGCGGCTTCCGCATTCGTGGACAAAGCGCAGCGTTTCTTCGCGCTCCTTGCCAGTGTTGGCGAAAGTTACGTGAACATCCTCTGGCAGCTTTCCGCCATGCGCTTCGATAATCTTCCAAAGCATGTAGCCGCTTGTACGACCACCACTGAATGAGATCAATGCAGGGCCTTCAATCAAATATGGATCAGCCATCACATCACCCCATAGTGCTGAAGGTAGAACTTAGCCCAGGCGTCTGTTGGGTAACGCCCGGCTTTCCAGTTATCGCGTAAAGCAGCCTTTGACATTTTGCCTCGTTTCCATCTGTCTAGGTCTATCAGGAATTGCGTGCGGTTATTCGTCTGCGTCACTTGGCTGCCAAGATGCGTCGAATTGATCTTGCGTGATCATCCCAAGGTTCAGCCATGACTTGCGCAGGAAAAGCGGGAGCGAATTAATTTCCTCCTGCGTGATCGGGCCTAGGTCGCGCTTTTCTTCTTCTGGCTTCTGCACGGTCAATTTTGGCTTATCGAAGTTTTCAATTTTGCTTTCGATATATCGCACTTGCTCCCAGCGCCATGCTGGTCTGTCTTTGATATGTCCGCAAATGAACGGAACAATCTTGGCAGGATGATCGCAAACCTTGCGTGCTTCGAAACACGCATCTTCAAGCAAATCTTTTGGGCAATCGCCAATCGTCATGAGAGCAGCCTTCAACCATTCTACACGATCGGCTTCAGTCATCCCCGAAGGTGAGCAAAGGACTAGATTGATGCCCAGCAATGCCATTGCCTCTTGGGGTGGACATGCCATCGCCTTCGCTTTGCGTTCCTGGAGTTGAATGCGGAGTAATTCCAAGGTCTCTGAGGGCTTGTAAGGCTGCCCGTTCAGTTCTTCCCATGCTGTCAATTTTTCCATTTGCCTTACTCTTTTCCTTAACCCAATCTGCTTTGAATGATTGCCAGCCGCGTGCAACACTTTCGGCTATCGCATCGTTTAACGTCCACCCTGCTTTTGCAGCTTCGCGTTCTATTGCCTTCAGGGCTGTTTCCGTCAGCGGCGCTTTTTTTGCTTTCCGCAATGCCTGAAAATCATTCCAAACATCATCATCGACACCGGCTACTGCGGCAACATATTTCCCCCTGGGGGGATTAAGGGGGGTTATATCTGGTTCTTGGTTATTGGTTATTGGTTTATGGTTATTAGTTGGTTGAACATCTGTTGAGCGTTCGTTCAACCGACGTTGAGCAGACGCTTTACCGGCGTTAGATGCTTTGGCTGATTTATCGCGGAAATGCGTTATGTCTGCATCGGCTCGATCATGACGCCATCCGCAGTCGCTTTGGACAAAAAAGTCATTCAGCACCTGCGTTACTTCGGCAACATGATCTCGCATCCCGATCAGCCTTGCAACTTCATCAGCGTTAATTGGCAACGGTTGTTCGCGCAGATAATAGGTATCCAGCATTCGCCGGTAAGCCAGATCCTCCATCAATGTGAGGTGGCGCGTGTGGCTGGCGTAATCGCCTATGTTGAATTGGAAATAATGCACAGCTAACCGCCTTGCTTTGCGGTATCGTGGCGTCTATAATTCTTCATATTCAATGCCTCCTTAACAGGCGTTGTATCGGGTGGGGATCAAGCGGCTATTTTGATCCTCACCCAAATAAATAACCATAAATCACGCTTCAAGTCAATCTCAGTTCCCAGTCAGGAAACAGATGCTTGAACAGCGCAGCACGCAGGGGAAAGTCTCTGCTGATCGCCAGATTCGTTGGTGGCTTAACATCTTCAGCGATTAATCTGCCACGCTCGACATATGTAAAATCGGGTCGATAGCTTGCCACCCGTCCGTTCGCCATCTTCAAGGGCTTGCCGTCGATAACAAACTCGAACTTAGGCTCAATGGTCAATCCCTCGATCTCCCTGCCTCTCTGTAACAGATGCAGTTGATCGCAACGCTTGGCTTCACGCATTGACGCATGAAGGTGGCACTGTGAGCAAACGGTTTTCTTGGAAAAATATTTAGTCACGCAAAGCCCTTTCTACCCGTTCGACTGCTGCGGCGAATTCATCGTCTCGCTCGATCAGGTTCTCGACAACGCGCACTCCATGAAAGGCTGTGCTGTGATCTGTGCGGCCCAGCATCTTCGCCATCTGTAAATAGGACATATGTCCACAGTTGCGGCTCATCACATACCAGGCGACCTGCCTAGCCCTTACAGGCTTCTTGGATCGGCTAGGGCTGGTCAGTGATTGCTTGTCGATGTTGAATTCGTTTCATCACCGCTGTGACCACTGCCGAGCCACTGTTGCGTCTGCGGCGCTCGATGTGCGGCGGCGAATACCATTTGGGGAACATGTTCATGCTTCACCACGGGCGATTGCTGCCATGCGCTTTACTGTGGCATTGGCTCCTGGAGTTTCTTGCGCCGCAATGCGTTCTAAACGCTCGTTCTTGGCTGCCAGCGCATCTGCAAGGCGTGACTGGCTATCTGCCATGTCTTTGAAGGCTTTTTCTACCACCTCGATTTGCGCACTCCATCGCGCCAATACGCAGTCAATATTAGGCTCACCTTTGCGCCTGCGCAGCCTATCGACAGCGGCCCAGCCTGCCAATACGCAGGCTGCTGCAAAAAATAGTTCTCCAATCATTTTGCCAACCTCCTATAATATTCAATTTCGTGCGGCTTCAGCTTGCTGTGCTTCAGGTGGTAAGATGCCAGCGCGGCAAGCAACGGATCGTCTGTTCTGCGGCGAACGTGACCGCG